GGGGCGACCACAAAAGTGGGATTGTGACGCAGCCGCAAGGCGCCACAAAATTACCGAGAATATTGCTTATCTCGTGCGTCGTGTATTACGACGATAGTTTACGATTGGTTCCGTACTTCCATCCAAGTACAGGCCCAATATCGACTCTATATCAATGAGCTCCGACAGGTCTCTTGCGTCCTGTCCAAAAAGGAACTCTTCATGATCATGTCGGCCAATTGTAACATCCTCAAACGTCAGATCATAATTGGCAGTCAACCAGAGTTGGTAGCTCCGGAGTGCCAGCATCACTTCAATCTGTGGGTTGTCACATGCCAAACCTCCGGCCCTCAGAAAACTGACGGCGGGATCATGGACATAGCTCTCAGGACGTAACCATCTGTCAAACGTCTCCTGGTGTTCACGCACCTTAAGACCATCAAACATTAGATTGGCTGAAAGATAGAAGAATGAATGACACCCAAATCCGGAAACGGTCTTCTTCTTGTTGACCTCAAAGCCGTGTACAGCTTCAGCATATTGCGCATACAGCTCAACGTTCCAGATTCTTGAAAGGCAGCGACCTGGATACGTCATCCAGGTATCGTCACCTAAGGCATCATACCTTAATGCTTCGTACAACATCATCATGCCCTTAACTGTGTTAACTCCGTAGCAAAAAGCCACAAAGCCAACACATAGCACTACCGATGCTATAGACTCAACGAGACTGACAAATGGCACGCCAGAAGACATGCCAGTCAGCAAAGTGAGCACTACATTATCGCCCATTAAAATCCGCCCCCCAATATGCTGGCGGATTATGAAAGCGAAGAGCTCGTCAAACTCTGACGCCTGACCATCTGTAAATTTGGATCTCAATCCATCCAAAATCGCAGCGATCAAGCGAGGATACATGCCTGCATCCATGCGTCTAAGGTCGGCGCCAACACCAAGTGTATAGGGATCTTCACCGTAGAAGTAATCCCTGTAGCTCTTACCACCTGAATGTTGGAAACGTTTGCCAACCCCAACGCCGTGATGACGTCGTTTGAAATAGTCATTACATCGTTCACACAGTGGGGCGGAGATACCCACATCAACGATGTCACCAATCCAAATTAGACGACCAAGACCGACTTCACCAGACTGCCGTCTGGCTGCATCACAAAGCTTCGCTCTACCACCAGCTTTGAGAATTTCGAC